CGGGATCAGAAGACGGGTTGCCGGAGAAGGCGGAGTTATATGGCGCGGTTGTTCACCACATTTGCATCACCCCGTGGCGGTTTGATCTGGCGCGCAACGCTGCTCTTGCTCTTGTGCCTCGCGATTTTGATGTTTGCATTAGCCTAGACATTGATGAGGTTCTCCAACCCGGCTGGCGCGAGGAGATAGAGCGTGTCTGGATCAAGGGAGAGACCACCCGCCTCCGCTACATGTTCGATTGGGGATGCGGCATCAGCTTCTACTACGAGAAAATCCACGCCCGGCACGGATACCACTGGCACCACCCCTGCCACGAATATCCTGTACCTGACGGACGCATTGAAGAGGTCTGGGCGCAGACCGACTTCCTCATCGCCGTCCACAAGCCGGACCCGTCCAAGAGCCGGGGGCAGTACATGGATCTTCTGGAGCTTTCCGTAAAGGAAGACCCAGACTGCCCGCGCAACGCCTTCTACTACGCCCGCGAGTTGAGCTTCCATTCTCGGTGGCAGGAGGCCGTTGACGCCTGCAAGAACTACCTGAAGCTGCCCCGCGCCACTTGGCAGAACGAGCGGTGCTACGCCTACCGCGTCATGGGCAGGAGTTATAACGAACTCCTCAATGTCGAAGCCGCCGAGAAAGCCTTCCAGATGGCGGCGTCCGAAGCCCCCAACACCCGCGAGCCTTGGTGCGAGCTGGCGCTCTTGTGTTACCGCCAGAGCCGCTGGGAGGAGTGCTTCGCCTACGCCATGCGGGCGCTGCGCATCACCAACCGCGAGGCCGTCTACACTTGCGACCCCGCAGTGTGGGGCTATCAGGCCCACGATCTTGCCGCCGTCGCCGCGTGGAACCTTGGTTTGAGGGATGTAGCAGTCCAGCAGGGCCAAATTGCCGTTGATTTGGAGCCAAATGACGCCCGCCTGCGGGCAAATCTTGGTTTTTATCGTGGCGAACAGCAAGAAGAGGCCGCATAATGGACACGCAGAACGTCATGAACATGATCAGCGTTGCCGCCATCGCCACTGGCGGCTGGTTCGCCCGCGAAATATGGGGTGCGGTGAAAGAATTGCGCAAAGACCTTCATTCAATTGAGACGGACTTGCCCAAATCCTACGTCAGCAAGTTCGACATGGACAAGCGCATGGACCACATCGAGGTGATGTTCCAGCGAATCTATGACAAGCTGGACGGAAAGGCTGACAAATGAGCACGACCGAAGAGAAGCAGGAGAAGATCGCTCTTGAAATGGCGGCAAGTGCCAGCAAGGGCGCGCTGGTTGAGAAGATCGTCTTTGCTGGCATTCCAATCCTGTTCTCTTGCGTCGTCTATCTCATGAGTTCGCTTTCTGCTGCCAACAACGAGATTATTCAACTAAAGTCGAAGGTGGCTGTGGTCGTCAATGCTGACAACAAGGCTATCCCGCCGCAGGGCACGACCATCGACATGGCGCAGATCAGGGAGCACTTGAGCGACCAGATCTCCAAGGTTGACCGAGAAAGCGCCTTGGCCCGCGCCGCAATGACTTTGGACCGTGAACGCTCAATGGCCGCCATTGAAAAGAGCCGTATGGACATGGTGGCTGACGCCGCGCAGGCCCGCGCCGCCATCCGCTTTGACATGGCACAACTAATCGCCGCGCTCGACAAGCGCATCACTCTGCTTGAAAAGGGCAAATAAATGGACCTTCTTGCTAAATTTGGCCCCCTGCTTGGTCAATTGGCCCCGTCCATCGCCACGGCGCTGGGTGGCCCGTTGGCTGGAGTTGCCGTCAAGACCCTGTCCAGCGCCCTCTTTGGGCATGAGGACGGCACCGAGGAGCAGATCTCCGAGGCTATGGCGTCCGCCACGCCCGACCAGCTCGCCGCCATCAAGAAGATCGACGCAGACTTCAAGGTTCAGATGAAGAGCCTCGACATCGACCTTGAGCGCATCGCCGCCGGGGACCGCGACAGCGCCCGGCAGATGCAACGGGAGACAAAGGACTGGACCCCCAAGGCTCTGGCCTTCTTCATTACATTTGGGTTTTTCGGGGCGCTGATCTGGATCATGGTGTTCGGCATCCCGCAGACGGGAACCGAAGTCCTCCTGATGATGCTGGGCTCTCTGAGCACCTCGTGGACCGGCGTGATGCAGTTCTATTTTGGCTCATCGGCTGGCTCCAAGGAAAAGAACAGCCTCCTCGCCGCTAAGGACAAGTGACATGCAAGAGAATTGGGACGCCAGCTTTGAGATGGTGCTGAAGCACGAGGGTGGATTTGTAAATAATCCAAAAGATCCGGGAGGTATGACCAATTTGGGCGTCACAAAAGCCGCTTGGGAAGGCTACGTCGGCAGGCCCGTGAATGAAGAGTTCATGCGCGCCCTGACCCCATTCATCGTCAAGCCCTTCTACAAGGCCATGTACTGGGACAAGATTAAGGGCGACCAGCTCCCCAATGGCGTGGACTACGCCGCCTACGACTTGGCGGTAAACTCCGGCGTGGGCAGGGCGGCAAAGTTCTTGCAGACAATCGCTGGCGTCACGGCGGACGGCGCCCTCGGCCCCAAGTCCATGGGCGCCATCAGGGAGTGCAACCCCGAGCAGATGGTTGACGCCCTCTGCGACATGCGCCTCGACTTCCTCAAGCGCCTGCCGACCTTCGACACCTTTGGCAAGGGTTGGAGTCGCCGCGTGGCCGAGGTCAAGGACAAAGCCTCTGGCATGGCGTAAACGGCCCGGCAATGGTATAAAGGGCGGATCACGGGGTTAGTCATGACCACAGGCCTCACATATTCGCAGTACGTCACCCAAATCGCCACGATGGCTGTCGTGGCGGAGACTGATGCCGCGTTCGTCACGATCTTGCCCCAGATGATCACCTACGCCGAGAACCGGATGTACCGTGACATCGACTTCATGTTTACCTCCACGTCCCTGCACGGCGCCAGCTTCGTCCTGACTGCTGGAAGTAGGAACCTGTCCTTCAACATCAACTTGGCGTCAAATTCGGATGCGCAGGCCGGGACCTTCGTTGTCAGCGAGCAGATCAATCTTTTGACGGGGCCGCCAGTTCTGGATGTGACGGCAGCCTCTGGCAACGGGACTACAGCCACTCTCACATATTCCAGCACCTATGCGTTCTCCGCCGGGCAGACGATCACTGTGGCTGGGATGGTCCCCGCCGGGTACAATGGGACTTACGCCGTAACCAGCTCGTCGGCGGGGTCTGTGTCATACGCCAGCACAACCACTGGCAGCATGACCACCGCCGGAACAATTGACGGAAGCAGCAACGCATCCACCACCAATAACCCCGACTTGTGCGCCCGCATTCCCCTCCTTCCCACGACGAAGGAGTTCCTTGACGCCGTCTACGGGTCATCTTTTACCGCCAATCGCGGCCAGCCCCAGTATTTTGTGCCCTTCAACGAGACGCTTTTCTTTGTTGGACCGGTTCCCGATCAGGCTTATCCTGTCGAAGTTGTCGGCACCTACCGGCCCAACAGTCTCTCGGCGACGAACACATCGACGTTCATCAGCCTCTACCTGCCAGACGTGTTCATCATGGCCTCGATGATCTACATCAGCGCCTACCAGCGCAACTTTGGGCGCCTGAACGACGACCCTCAGATGGCCATCACCTACGAGAGCCAGTATCAGGCCCTCCTCAAGAGCGCCATCGTCGAGGAGGCCCGCAAGAAGTTCGACGCCGCCGGGTGGTCCTCGCAGAGCCCCGCCACCGTCGCCACCCCGACGAGGGGGTAACCCATGCCCCACAGCGCACTCAAACTCATGCCCGGCGTGGATGTCAACAAGACGCCCGCCCTCAACGAGGCCGCCATCTCTGAGAGCCAGCTCATCCGGTTCATTCCTGACCGGACGCTTGGGGGACTGGTGCAGAAGCTGGGCGGCTGGACAAAGTTTTACGCGGGCCAGATTGGCTCCACTGTCCGGTGCCTGTGGGCGTGGGAGGACACTAACGCCAACTCCTATCTGGCTGTTGGTGCCGATGGACTCGCCCCAATTGTTGTGACCGGGGCCAGCGGAAATGGGACGACGGCCACCCTGACCTTCACCGGCCCGTTTGTCTTTACGGTTAATTCCGCCATTCTCGTGGGCGGCATAAACCCGAATGGCTACAACGGCACCTATGTGATCACGGCGGCCACATCGACCAGCGTCTCATACGCCAACGCCACGACGACTGCCTACGTCTCTGGCGGCACAATCACCGGCGCGGGCAACTCCCTCGGCGTCATCGTCTCGGGCGGCAGCCAAGACATTACGCCTGAAGAGATCACAACTAACGAGACTGTCAATTTTAGCACTACGTCCGGCAGCACTGCCGTCGTCATCGTGGACACAGGCAGCAATACAAACGACTACTATGTCGTTGATATACAAACACAAGTCAGCGTCGGCGGAATTGTCCTGTTCGGGCAATATCAGGTGTCCAACCCAGCCCTGAACGCCAACCAATACACAATTTACGCGGCCACCGCCGCCACATCGACTGTCGCCAACGGCGGAGCCGTGCCGTCATTCACCACGACTAGCGGCGTCAACTCAGTCTCAGTTACCCTAAACAATCACGGGTATTTGGCTGGGGACACCTTCACCGCACTGGTCGCGACGACAGTCGGCGGCGTCACCATATACGGCAACTATGCCGTCATCAGCGTGACCAGCGGCAACGTCTTCGTCATTGCGGCGTCCAATTCCGCGACATCCACTGCCACCGGGTCCATGAATGGTGGACAGGTCCACTTCGTCTACCGCAATGGCGTCGGCACATACCCGCCCGGCGTTGGGTATGGCGTCGCAGGGTACGGCTTCTACGGCTACGGCGGCGTCGTCCCCACCTCCTACCGGGGCGTTCCGATCAACGCCACCGACTGGACATTGGACAACTGGGGCCAAATCCTCATCGCCAACCCGTTGGGCGGTCCTATTTACTCGTGGGATCCGACGACGGGCACGGCGGTCGCCAACGTGATTGTCGCCGCCCCCACGGTCAATCAGGGCATGTTCGTCGCCATGCCCCAGCGTCAGATCATTGCGTGGGGTTCAACATTTACGGGCATCACCGACCCGATGCTGGTCCGCTGGTGCGACGTTGACAATTACGACGACTGGACCGCCAGCCTCACCAATCAGGCGGGCAGCTACCGCATACCCAAGGGGTCGCGCCTTGTTCAGTGTATTCAGGGGCCGCAGCAGGGCCTCCTGTGGACTGACTTGGGCATCTGGGCCATGCAGTACGTCGGGCCGCCCTACGTCTACCAATTCAATGAGTTGGGCACGGGCTGCGGCCTCATCGGGCGCAAGGCCGCCGGGTCCATGAATGGCGTCGTCTACTGGATGGGCCAGAGCCAATTCTACCGGCTGGCGGGCAACGGCGTCGAGCCCATTCGCTGCCCGATCTGGGACGTTGTCTTTCAGGACCTCGACACGACCAACCTTGACCGCATCAGGGTTGCCCCAAACTCCCGCTTCGGCGAAATCACTTGGTACTTTCCCACCTACGGGAATGGCGGGGAAAACGAGGGATACGTCAAATATAATATCAACTTGGACCAGTGGGACTACGGGTCTAACTCTGCCGCCAATCCGTATGTGTCGCGCTCGGCGTGGATCAATGAGTCTGTGCTTGGGCCGCCCATTGGCGCCGGGCTCAACCAGTACCTCTACCAGCACGAGACGTCCAAGGACGCCGACGGCGTGGCCATGAACTCCTACTTCCAGACGGGCTACTTTGCCCTGACGGAGGCAGACGTGAAGAGCTTCATTGATCAGGTCTGGCCCGACATGAAGTGGGGCTACTTTGACGGGACGCAGGGCGCCAACGTCCTGCTGACCTTCTACATCACGGACTTCCCCGGCACGGCGCCCGTCGCTTACGGCCCCTACACCCTGACGCAGGCGACGACGTTCATCACGCCCCGCTTCCGTGGCCGCTTGGTGGCGATCCGCATCGAGAGCAATGACATCGGGTCCTTTTGGCGACTTGGTAATATCCGCTACCGCATCCAGCAAGACGGAAAATTCTAATGGCTGCATCAATTGACGACCTGTTAACCACCCAGAAGAATGGCGTCGTCGCCATCAACGGGCTTGCGCAGGCAACTGCCCGGACCCTTGGAACGCAGACATCTCTTACGGTTACTGCCGCCACTTTGATTTACGTCGGCAAGGGCTATCTCGTGAACTTCTCCGTTGTCGTGGCGGGGTCTACAGCGGGAACAATCAGCAACACCGGCGCAGTCGCATCCGTGGCCGCTGCCAACGCCCTCTGCGCAATCCCCGCCACGGTTGGCGTCGTCAAGTTGGGGCAGGTTTTCTCAGCGGGCTTGGTGGTTACGCCGGGCACCGGGCAGTCCGTCAACGTCACCTATTCTCCGGGGTAAGCCATGCCACTCGCCAAAGGTTCCTCGCAGAAGACGATCAGTTCCAACGTCGGAGAGCTGATCAGTTCTGGCCGCCCGCAAAAGCAGGCCGTCGCCATAGCCCTCAACACCGCCCGCCACGCCAAGGCGGAGGGCGGGCCCATGCAGCGCGCCGCGCCCGCTGGCGCCTCTGACGGCGTCCACCTCGGCCCCATCCACAGCCCCGTGGCCGGGCGCACTGACCACCTGCCCATGCACGTCCCCTCGGGCTCCTACGTCATCCCCGCCGACATCGTGTCCTCGCTGGGCGAGGGCAACACCATGGCGGGCTACCGCGCCGTCAAGATGATGTTCCGGGAGGCCCCAAAGGGTGCCTACGCGGCGGGCGGGGGCGTCGGGGAACCCGTTCCTATTGTCGCAGCCGGTGGAGAATATGTTCTTTCCCCAGACGAAGTGATCTGGGCGGGCAAGGGCGACCTTGACGCGGGGCACCGCGCCCTCGACAACTGGATCACGGGGACGCGCAAGGAGTTGATCAAGACGCTCCAGAAACTCCCCGGGCCAAAGAAGGATTGAGGGGGATCTCAATGTCTGATGAACTGAAAGTATGGGTCGGCAAGCTTGAAGACGTAGACGTAATGATGGAGCTGGCCATAGAGGGCTGCTACGAAAACAGCTTCGTAAAGCCCAACCACGAGCGCCTGCTGCGCGAGATCTGGCCCGCCCTGAGCCGCGAGAATGGCATCGTGGGCTTCGTGGGCGTGCCCGGCGAGAAGCCGCAGGGGGCAATTCTTTTGAGAATTTGCCATGTGTGGTATAGTGACGACGAGATACTAGAGGAGCGCGCCGTCTTCATTCACCCTGATTTCAGGGCAGCGAAGGGGGGCCGCGCTCGCAAGTTGTGCGAATTTAGCAAGCAGGTCTCGGATGAACTTGGAATACCGCTCACCATCGGTGTCATGTCCAGCCAGCGGACGGCAGGCAAGGTCCGCATGTACGAGCGCATTTTCGGGCCACCATCTGGGGCTTATTTCCTTTACGGAACCCGCACCGGCACTTGGAAACAAGCAGCCGAGTAACGCTATGAAGAGCCGGAGCGCCGCCAAATGAGCAATGTTTTTGTTTTTAGGCAGCCTCCCCACGGCGTCATCACCGAGTATTTTGGCGGCGGCAAGGGCGGATCTACGACCACTACCAACAATGTGACGCAGATTCCGCCGGAGGTTTTGGCGCGCTACAATGCCGTCAACGCCCGCGCCGAGACCGTCGCGCAGGCGCCCTATCAGGCCTACAGCCAAGACCCCAACGCCTTCGTCGCGCCCCTCTCGCAGACGCAGCAGGCGGGCATTCAGAACACCAACGCCATGGCTGGCGCCGCCCAGCCCTACTACGGCGCGGCCACCGGCCTCGCGGCGCAGAGCACTGGGAGCGTAAATCCCAGCGGTTTGAACGTCGGCCAGTACATGAACCCCTACACGCAGAGCGTCGTCAACGCCACGCAGGCCGCGCTCAACCAGCAGCAGGGGCAGCAGCTCTCCCAGCAGCAGGCCGACGCAATCCGTGGTGGCGCCTTCGGCGGCGACCGCGCGGGCTTGCAGCGGGCGCAGTTGATGGGCCAGCAGAGCCTTGCGCAGGCTCAGGCCATTGCGCCCCTGTATCAGCAGAACTACAATCAGGCCTTGGCCGCCGCCCAGCAGCAGCAGGGCGTGGGGCTTGGGGCCGAGCAGGCCAATCGTCAGAACCTTCAGAACGCCGCGCAGCTCTTTGGCAGCA